AGCAAGTAGTAGAGCCAGTCCTTCGGAAAAACCGAACGGACTAGTTCTGCTGACACGCTGTCAGAGGCCGAGCTCAAATCGATGGTATCTGTACTAAGGTATTGACTACCATGTACAGCTGCCTCACGGCTAAGTGTCTGATCGGCGAAGTTAACAAACCTCGCGATTAGGGACTTATCCATCGTTTGACGCATCCAACGCCACACTTCTTGTTGAAAGAACATGAAAGCGTTAGGTTCCATACAAATGGAACGACTCTTGTTGATGTCTTTAGGGACAAATTTCAAGAGGGCTACGTCATGAGCTGAGCTATGTGTGCTCCACCATCTCTGATGGAAACCCTTATCGTAAGACCTATTCATTAGTAGATCTTTACGAAAGGCGTAACCTAGTCGCGGATGTATTCCAAGCTTCGATAGCTTGTCGTATACATGCACGATATTCCTCTCGGAAACCTTGCCTCCACCAAATTTTGGAAGGAGACTATCGATTTCTAAAGGACGCAGTATAACAGAGCAAATGTTCCTCAAGGATATGAGGTCATTGGTGTTAAACTTTAGGTCACGCAGTCTATCTTCAACCAGCTGCCAATCGCGAAACGCGATGGCGTTTAATGTAGGATCTTCATATTCTAGCTTCTTTCCAAAACGGAGAAAAGTTAGTATGAATTTCAACATTTCTGGTTTGCGGTATCGATACCATGCTAGATACTCCGGAAATATAGGAGTATCTTTCATGATAGTAAGGAAGGGTTTTGACTCTTCCCCACCGGTGACATACTCATTAGAGAGTATTTCATCGCCGATCCCGCTGAATCTCTTGATAAGAGACCCCAAATTCTCTGTACAGAGCAATTTGAGGAACTTCAGGTAAGCCCGTTTGGGTCGAGCTGAAGTTGATTCTAAAGGACTGTCACATAGGAGCTTCACATAAGAAAGAACGAATACCTTGAGAAAGGCGTCGTTCGATCCGTAGTTAAACTCACTGGAGAACGTGATCGAATCCGTTGAGATAACGGTTCGACCACCATCAAGAAGCAACTTTGCTCCTTGATAGGCCAAGATGAGCCTACCAGACTTGAGCACCGACAGCTAACTTAAATAAGTTAGCGGTCAAGGGCTCATGTGACGTACCATCGATGGAGCTTATGGTTAAACCATAAGCTGAACCGATGAAGTCCATTAGTCCGTCCAGGTCACTTGTGGCAAAAGGCAGTTGAACTGCCAATGTCACATAGGCCATTTCCATAACGACATCGCCAGATACAGAATCTGTTCTGGACATGGGAACGGACAACTTTAAACTAAAAGTTGAGACGCTGCCATGATCGAAGTCGCCCTCAAACTGCTGAGAGGCCGAACGCGTTGTAAAGCGTTGGTCGATCTCAGCGTACGTGAGGGGATCCGCGTCACTCAGAATATAATTCTGAACAACTGTGGTCGATCCATCTTTGGCGACAGTAATGTCGTCACTGATGGCGAGAATCTTCGTCTGATCTAGACGAGGAATATCGACTCGAGTCACAGATGACGGGATACTAAGGAAATCGTACGATACGGTCATTATTGCACTTCCTTTCGAAGTTGCGATATGTCCACCGCCAACGCGGTGGTGGGCGTCTGTATAGGTTGCCCTATACTCTCAGGCAAGAATTTGCCAGAGGAGAGCACCTACAGTCACCGGATCGGGACTGGAGGTAGGACGTAGAAAGTCATAAGGACTATCTACAAGTCTTGGTGTAATACGCGTGAATTCGCGTATATACATGGATACGCCGAATGGTTTCGTTGGATCGCTGTTCGTCACATTATATGGCGATAAGAAATCCGACGATGGGTACCAGACAACTTTATAGCTATGCACGCAGAAAACTACGCGCAAAGCTAAATAAAGCACTTGGTCATCTACCAAGTGAAGTCTTTTACTCATATTCGTAAACCAATCGACCACGAAGGAAAATGGCAACAGATTCCAAATGCGTGACAGGTTAGGCAATAAACCTACACTGTTCGCCATAAGGAGCTGGCCAAATAGCGTCGAAGGATCGCTAATGAAACGAACCTTCGACCTCGTCTCAAGTGTAAGAACGCCACCGGGCATAAAGTTTTCACTATCCGAAAAGGTATAGCGGAAGACTCCATAACCAGTGAGTTCTTGCACCTTCGAAGCTTGCTCAACCTGAGATAGGT